TAGAAATTAGAGTTCTATGTCTGTCATCATTGACAACACCACTTGCAGCAAGTCCCAACATATAATCGTTTTCCGCCATGTTTCTGATAAACTCTGGTGTATTACAATATAAAAGTATATCAGATAATGGAACCGTTGTCTCATGTTGATTGGCTGTAGTTGGTTTATTACCTAGAAAAAATAATAAACACAAGCCGATTAATATGATCTTTTTCATTGTTACCTTATCTCAAAGTTTGATGCTGGATGTTTTCTTTTTATCCTCTGCATCACCTCTGTAAATTCTTTGGTTGGTTTAAGTCTGCCTTTTGTTGATTCCAGCCTGACTGGATCAACTGACCTAGGCGAACCAATTAAACGAATGATTTTTCCTTTCTCCTTACAATTAGGGCAAGGCTCCTGTAATGGAATATCCATTTCTGCTATTGTTCTAAATTCTTCATAATTGTGAGAACAAGCTTCACACTCAAAATTATATAATGGCATTAGATACTTACTCCTAAAGGTATTTCAAACTTTTTTAATTTATTTTTCCACTTCATAAACGATTTACCATGATTGGTTTTATGAAAATTCATCCATTGCCATTGGTGAATCATTTCGTGTGCAAGAGTATATATAAACTCTGTTTTATTATAAAACCAATTATTCATTGACAATTCACCATATACGAATTGTCCAACATCCCAACCAATATGTTCAGCATGACAATCGTGTTTTCTTTTTATTGATATATCATAAAAAGGATGTATTTTATTATTAAAAATTTCTTCATTCAAAATATTTGTCCATCGTGTTATTAAATGTTTTGACGGAACAAAAATATCTTTCTTATTTTTATTTTCTCTCACGGTTTTAACAATAATATTATCTTTTCTGATATACATTGCTACACCTTGATTAGTTATTTTTTTAGTTTTCCACTCCTTTTCCTGGTTGCAACAACTGGTTTTTGTTTTAAACCGGGAGAAGTCTTAACAGCAGTAAAATCTCTTTCAACTTTAAACTGACAAGTCATAGACATTTCTAAAAAAGTTCCCTCATACATAAAACCATTCCATTTTAATTCAAACACATGGTCATCTTCATCAACTAAATCAACTTTAATATAACGCTCTTTAAAAGCTTCAACTACTAAAGCATCTTTCGTTACTTTTTTTCTTTTATTTACTTGAATAACAACTTCTGTTTTCATATTTACAGAACTCATTTGTTTACCTTTCGATATAAATCTGGAAAAACTTCCAATACCAATTTGGCTGTTAATCCTTTTACTTTGAGTTTCTTTTTTAACATTTGTGTAAAAATTTCTGATTCATCTGGATGCATAGATTCCAAAATTTGAATCAATAGTTCTTTAATTCGTTTTTCTTTCAAACCATTAGACTTCGGATGTCCTTTTACGAAAATTGAACATTTTGGCATAACAGTAAATAATGATGTCTCACTCAAACCGATTGGTGCATCATCTTTTTTATAAGGTGGTAACTTTTTAGGAACATTCCATTCAATAGATGGGTCGAATGTTCCTTGTAATACAAAACGCAAAATATTATTTGTTTTATATTGCTCTAAAAGAGCCTTTTTTTCTTTTCGGGTTTTTGCTTTAGCAATTCCCTTCAATAGCTCAGAAATATAAACTGTCATCTTGTAAAATCTCCTATATGTTCCATTAAATACTTCAACTTTTTGCTAATAAAATAATTCAACAACTGCCCTTGTTTCGGAGTCTTTTCTTTTTCATATTCACTCACAATAGCCTGTACCAATTCAGCAGGAATACAATCGAAATCAATCAATTTTCGGTTTCTTTCCCACTTTTCGGACATACCATTTTTACAGAAATTCTCTGGCTTCTCATTCATCCATAATTCAATTTTCTTCTTGGATATAGGTTTCTGCCTCACACCTTCAACAATGCAATCATCATCTGATAATATATTGGGTATTCCATCACCCTTATCACCACGAATTATATGTTCTTTTAAGTATTTATAAGGGTCAGAAACAGTCAACATCTTCTTTTGGATAGGTGAAAACTGCTTAATATTCTTATATTTCTGTAATTGGGTGAAATCTTTGTCGCTAGAAATTATGATATTTTTCTCTTGTAATGTTCTAGCCAATACAGCAATAACATCATCACCCTCAGCATGGGGAACTGCGACAACTTTATACGGAAAAAATTCGTCAATTTCCAGTATAATTTTGTTTATGGTCTGGAACAAAGAATTCCAATCCATGCCTTCTTTATCCTGTTTTTCTCTATTCTTTTTTCGATGTGCTTTATAATACTTATATTCTTCTTTTCTCCAACTTGAGTGCATATCAGTACAAACTACAAGTTCTCCATATTTGTCTTTATACTTTGTTCGATAATTTCTCAAACTGTTTAAAACCAAATGCCTGATGAAATCTTCAGATGTTCTTTCTTCATTAGGAATTCTATGAGCTACCATAATACTCCCAACAATTATATTTGAAAAGTCTAGTAATATCATAATAGCTCCTCAACACCTTCTACAACTTTCATTTCTTTAATAGAATCCAACCGAAAC